ACTGTTTTTGATGAAGATGTACTTGTAAAGTTTGCGCCTGTTAATGTAGTTCTGATAGGGTGTATGTCGTAGTATGTACCTCCAGAGTACACATATAAAATTCTGTTTGTTCCTATAGCAGCAAATTTAATACCTGCGTTATCGTCAAAGTGATGTATTGCTCTGGCTGCGCCTGTTAAATTAGTTGCACCAAGCTGTGCCCAACCACCTATTTTTTCTGGTGACCCATATCTAAATCTAACATTATCTCCCCCAGTCCATTGTCCCTCGGCCCCGGTTGGAGTAACTTGTTTATTAAATCCCGGCAAAAAGCCTAATTTTTGTAGCATAGAAATTCCTGTTTTGTGTAGATTATATTAAATCGCGTTGTAGATCAACGAGTTTTGGGTATGCCCAATAGGGGTCTTTTATCATACAAATTAGTCTTTGCAAACCTTCCATCTGCATGGTTATAGTGTAGAAATACTTGACCACATAATTGGCCTTGAAAAGGCTCTCTCCAATGTTCTAGATCACAACCAGAATATATAAGCATATCACCAGGTTTTAGATTAACTTCTACACCTTTAGGTGCATTAGGTTTATGTATATTTTTATACTCATTTATAACATTATCAGCTCCTGTAGGATCTAAGTAAATAGGCCAGTGATCACCACCTAAACAAAGCGTAGTAGATATCTCACAACTAGGTCTGTCTTTATGCCTTTTAAGAATATTGCCTTTTTTGTAAAGCCTTGTGTATGAATAAGTAGGCACCAACTTGAGCCCTGTTTTCTTTTGCATAACATCAATAGTTTTAATTAATAATGTTTCCATAAAACGATCAGAATATTTAGCGTAAGAATTAGGAACTTGTGGATCATTAAAGTTACCTATTAAAGGATTTTTTTCATGAGTAACGTAGTTTTTTATCATCCAGTTATCCGCCTCTGCAGAAATTTGTAAATATCTATAACCAATATCAGCCAGTTCTTTAGAAATAGCGCCTCTAATAACTTGGTATTTATTTTTTTTAAATGTATTCATTTTCTACCGTAGGATAATAGGGAGGCATAATTTGATCAATACGACCTTCTTTATCTCTTCTTATTTGTAATTGATCCTTTAATTTAAATAAAGATCTAATCTCATCATCTGTCTTTAATTCTTTTCCTTCTAAATCAAATGTCTCTGGAGTCCAAATATTAACAATAATAGGTATTTCTTTAATACCCAATGCTTTAGCAACAGTCATTCTATTATTGCCTACAATTACTTTAATCTTAGGACCGTAGTCATTGCCATACTCAGCATAGACAGGTTCTATAATACCATTTTTTTGAATAGAAGCCGTTAAGCTATCTTTAAATTTTTTTTCATCAGTGTGAAATTCCGGTCTGTCAAGATATTCAATCTGATCAATAGGAAGTTTGGTATAAATTAATTTGGTCATATTTGTATAAAATTATATGACACAGATATTCTCCAATTCTTTTCACCTTTTTCTGTGTTCATATTTAAATCTACACCATGTGGAAGCCATGATGGAAAAAAAATCATTCTCCCTTCTATAGGTCCATACGCGCATACTCGCCATAAAGCTTCCGGTAAATTATCTAATCTTCTAGGCATATGTGTATTAGGTCCTGGTCTAGGATCTTCTAAAAATAGTTTGCCTGAGTTTTTAGGAACTTTAATATAATATACACCTGACCATAATGAGTTAGGGTGTGTATGTGTTTTATTATAAGAATACGTTGGACTTACATTAGCCCACATATTACCAAGACCTAGTTTTCCTTCTACACCAAAATCTTTATTACACTCATAAGCCATCTTAAACAACTCTGATGTCAAAGGTTCGTATTCTTTTCTTTGATTCATATCAGTTGGACTATGCCAACCAAATCCAGAGTTAGTTTTTTCCTCGCCTTTCGGGTTAGCTTTTTTCCATTTTTTTATATGTTTAAATAAGTACTTATTTAACTTTTTTGCGTTAGGTAGATCTTTATAATAAATAGGAGTAGGAAATAATATCTTTCGTTGAAGTTTGCTCATTTAAATGGCGGTCCTCCAAACCACATAACTAATGATTTTCTGACCCCCTTTTTAACTGGAGCTACTTTGTGTCTTAAGAAAGATCCAAAAAATATTGCTTGTCCTTGTTTTAAGTCTAATGGTTTCTGTTGCCCTGCATCTGAAAACATAAGCTCTCCACCCGTAAACTTTGATGGATCTGACAATAAACAAGTCATTGATATTTTACGTACAGGGTGTTCTCCTGTAGCACCAAAAGCATTTAAATCCATATGCCAATCATAAAAACCGCCTTTAGGATACACAGTAAATTGTGCGGGTTCTGTAAGTCTTACACCATCAAACATAAAATGATTTAAATTTACAATAGAAAGTTGATTATCAATAATTTTGTACATCTCAGGTAATTTATTAAAAGGTATCCAAGATATTGTTGTTACTCTTTTTTTAGTGTCGTGCTGACCATGTTTTCCACCACCAACTTTAGCTTGTTCTGGCTCACACTGATGACCAGCATCAATAATCATTTGACATTGTTCAGGTGTAAAAATAGGTTGTGTAGTTATGGCAACATAAGCTTGCCATCGTGGCATCTTTGGTATCATTCTAATTGTCCTCCTGCAGTTCGTGATGCAACAGGATTGTATTCAATATCAACATTACAAACTAATGTTCTTCTTTTTTCTTTTGTAGAATTAAATGGATAAACACAATGTCTCATGTCGTAAGGAAAAACATAAAAATCACCAATTTTTATTTCAGGTGAATAATCTGTTTTAGCAAATTGACCTGCGGCAGCGCCTATAATTTGTAGTCTACCATTCATTGGTTTATCAGGAGCTGAATATTCTATACCTGTATCTTTTGGTAATTTTAAACACATCACAGAAGATAAACCTGTATACAATTTACCTTGGTGTATATGCACAGGATTATATTCATTGGCTTTCATTTCATTAACCCATATAGAGTTTATGTCTTTTCTAGTTGGACCAATCTTATTCCAATTTGTGTAATGATCAAAGACGCTATAAAACCATTTTAGTATATCTTGCGGTAAGAAATTATGTTGATGCATCTTATCGTTGTTTGGACCAGAGTAAAATAAAGACACTTCATCTTCTATTTTACCTACTAATTGTTTGGTAGCTGAAGGTAATTGTTTCTTTTGTTTTTCGTAGATTTCATTAAGACCTACAAATATTTCTAAAGGAACCTGGTATTTTAAAACCGTTTGACCTAAGTATACAAAGTCAAATTGCATATTACTTTGTAATTCTTTTATTTTTTTTGACGTCCAAAGAAAGTTTATTTTCTTGTAAGTTTTTTTCTAAAGCTTCTAATTGTCCTAAAACGTTAAACACTTCAGGTTGTGATGTTCCTGGAGTAATTGTTTTTTTCTGTTCTTGAAGTCTTAGTAAATAAGAATGTGCTTGGTGAGTATCTACGTCTTTCTTATCAAAATTACCATCATCAAATTCTTTTTTAAGTTTAGACCATGTAGCAACTTCTCTCATTCTATGTTTAGCGACTAACTCCATTTGTGCTTTATTGTAAAGTTTTTCTTCTAGCTCTACTTGTTTCATTTCTTTGTCTAATGGATCATTTACTTCTTTAATTTCTCTTTGTAGCTTTTTAATTTCTACTTCATTCTTCCTAGCATCAAATGATAAGTGAACTAAATTTTCAAAATGTGTATTCTGCTCTCTGACAGACTGCCAATACTTTGCAGCTTTAGTTGGATATTTATTATCAGATAACACAGAAAACCTCATTTCTGTTTCTGTACGAAACATTTGTTTTTTCATCCAAGTATCTTGGAGTTCAGGTATTAGTTTCTTAAAACTTTTAACATCATCCTTATCTAAGATATTAGTTAAGTATTTAGATTCAGTTTCAAGTTTAGTTGTTATATTACGTTTTTCTTTTGACATTTCTATCTCCTTTATTCATTTCTAATCTCTTTATATACCTTTCTATATAAAGGTCAACTACGAAGTTGTAATTGTAGTTACCGCGTCAGTTGCTGTCCATGCTTCAGTACGAGTAGAAACAGGGGGACTAGCATCACCACCTATAGCCAAAGTTCCACCTGTAGTTCCTACATTTCCATAATTCATATCTTGAGTAGCTGTTGATAAGTTAGCTACTTCTGTCCAAGATGAGCCATTCCAATATTCAGTGTTAGCAGTTCTTGATGGTCCTCCACCAAAAGCTAAAGAAGAACTATTAGATGTTCCACCTGCTGCACCAGCTGATCTAGGTGTGTTGTTTTCTGTTACTTCCGACCAAGTTGAACCGTCCCATGTTTCTGCAAGGACTTGAGGGCCCGGCGTACCGCCTGATCCCACTGCACTTGATTGAACTCCTGACCCAGACATTTTTCCTCTAGCAGTATTCATATTATTAACTTCTGTCCATGATGTACCATCATAAAGTTCTGTGTTAGCTGTTGTTTCTCCACCAAACGTAATTGCTGCTGTTTGAGTTCCACAAGCAGAGTTCCCTCCATTTGGAGTGTTTGTTCCATTTGCTGCTGTCCAGCTTGAACCTCCCCATGCTTCTACGGCAGTAGCATCTCCCGGATTACCTCTTATGGCTAATCCTGCGGCAGTTGTTCCAGCTCCAGGACGTTCAGCTCTATAGTTAGACATGTCTGATTTTTCAGTCCATGTTGTTCCATTATATTCTTCTGTTGTTATTCTACCAGGGGCTGAACCAGGAGGATAATAACCTCCAAATTCTATTGCTGCAGTTGATATTCCAAAAGAACCAACGGCTGCGTTGGCGTTATTCATATTAGTTCCACTTGCCCATGTTCCTTCTGCAACATCTCTTGCAAAACCTTTTAAAGCGGTTGTATTTGAATTATACCATATTTGGCCTTCAATTAAAAAAGAAGGTCCTGCAGGGAAATCCCATGATTCTGTTGCACCAGATCTTGCTCCCGATACATTACCAGCAGCACGAAGAGCTGATGTACTTCCTCCAACTGCTGAAGAACAAAAATCTTCAGAAGGAGCTGCTAAATCTGCAACCTCTGTCCACGATGTTCCATTCCATGATTCAGTTTTAGATGTTTCTGGTGGAGTTCCTCCAAAAACTAGAACAGATGTATTAGTATTTCCTGTTCCTCCTAAGCCGTTTCGACCTGTATTTAATTCACTTGCTTCTGACCAACTTGTTCCGTTCCATAATTCATTAACATCTAAGGTAGCACCGGGAGGACTATTACTGTGACCTCCTGCATAAAGAGATGATGGTTGAACTCCTGCTCCTGCTCCATTGTAACGAGCAGTGTTTAATTCATTAACTTCCGTCCAACTAGCTCCATTCCAAGATTCTGTATCTGCAGTAACAGAAGGATTAGGATTAACTCTACCACCAAATGCTAGCGCCGCTGTAGTAGTGCCTGAAGAACCAGGATTATATCCTCTAGCTGTATTTAATTCTGCTATTTCCGTCCAAGATGCTCCGTTCCATTTTTCTACATCAGCAGTAAAACTTCCTGCTTCTCCTCCTGCTATAGCAAGGGAAGCTGTTTGAGTTCCAGTGCCTGTAAGACTTCTTCTTCCTGCATTTAAGTTACTAACTTCAGTCCAAGAAGTACCATCATATTTTTCAGTATCTGCTGTAATTCCTGGAGGTGCAACTCCACCAAATGCCAAACCTGCTGTATTAGACCCTGAACCAGTACCATCATTTACAATTGTGTTTTTTGTTCCGCCACTAGACCATGATCCTACATAAGGCACCGGGTCGGTGCTTGTTGATTGAAGTGTAAATCCTTTTATGTTTCTATAATTTGCCATGTTAACCTAATGTAATTGTTTTATTTGTTAATGGAGCTGTAAATTCTTCTGTTGTAGTTACACCAGCTGGATCAGATGCTGCACTATTTCCTCCAAATGCAATTGTTGCACTTGAAGATCCTTGACCACCAACACCATATCTAGCAAGTGCCACATTAGCAATCTCTGTCCAAGCAGTTCCGTTCCAATGCTCTACATTTACTGTTCTAGTGGTACCACTATAACCTGAAGCAATTATTCCATCTGTACTTGTGCCTCCTCTTGATCCAACATTTCCTCGACCTGTATTAACTTCTGCTACTTCAGTCCAAGACGATCCATCCCAATTTTCAACAAGAGCTGGAGATGGTCCTGGACCATATCCTGTGGCTGCTAAAGCTGCTGTAGAAGTTTGACCTATTCCAACAACTCCTCCTCTTGCTGAATTTACGTTAGGCGTCGCTGTCCACGAAGAACCATCGTAAGATTCAGAAGAATTTGAATAGCCACCTGGACCAGGTCCACTTTGTCCAGCAAAAGCTAGAGTTGCAGTTTGAGTTCCTGTTCCAGCAAGTTGATTCCTAACTGTATTTAAATCTCCTGATTCTGACCAACTTGATCCATTCCATTCTTCAGTAATTCCTGTACGTCCTGGTGGAGCGGTACCACCATATACTAATGCTGCTCCCGTAGTGCCTGATCCCGCACCACCTTCATTACTACGAGCAACTGGTAAAGCTGTAATTGCTGTCCAAGTTGCGCCATTATAAGTTTCAGCATTTGCTTGATATCCTACAGGAGGTCCTCCATAACCACCTGCTCTCATTGCAGCAGTTTGTGTTCCTAAACTAAATAATGCATATCCTTGTGTATTCATACTACCACCAGATGCCCAAGTTCCACCAGGCACAGGTTGTTCGGTAACTTTAAAAGCGTTTGATCCAGAGTTAAAATAAGATTGTCCTAAATTAATTTGTGTAAATACTGATGGTGCTGTAAATTCTTCTGTAAGTTGTGTTGTTACGCTACCTGGAGTTTGTCCTGTAGCCAAAACTGCTGAACTATTACCTGTTCCTGCTCCTGCATTGTTAGCGGAAGCTCTAGCTGTGCTTATGTCATTAACTTCTGCCCAAGAAGTTCCATCCCAAGATTCTGTGCTAGTTACTCTTGGCGGATCTGCGTTTCCAGCATAAACCAACGCTTGTGTTTGAGAACCGGATCCCGATAAATCAAATCTTGACGTGTTTAAATCATTAACTTCAGCCCAAGAGGTACCATTCCATTGCTCTGTTAGTGCTTGTTTACCACCAGGATTAAGGCCTCCTGAAACAAGACCTGCTGTTTGAGTTCCAGCTCCAGATACAGAATATCTTGCCGTGTTTATCTCATTAACTTCTGTCCAAGAAGCTCCATTCCAAGATTCTGTAAGGTTTGAAGAACCACCAGGAGCTTCACCACCTTCAATTAATCCTGCGGCAGTAGTTCCTTGTGTTCCAGAAAAATTTCTAGTTGAACTTATATCTCCAACTTCTGTCCAAGAAGTTCCATTCCATTGTTCTACAGCAACACCTGAACCAATACCTAATGCTGCAGTAGCTGTTCCAAGACCCACACTTTTATTAGCACTTAAATTACTAAGTTCTGTCCATGCATTTCCATCATAACTCTCAGTATCAACAACACTCGGACTACCTCCAAAAATTAAAGCGTTATTGTGAGAAGGACCAGAAGTTCCAGCTCCAGGTGTAAATCTTCTTGCGGTATTGGTGTTTGCACCACTAGCCCAAGTTCCACCGTACACTTGAGACACAAGTGTATCGCTTGCTAGTGTTTGAACTGCAAATCCTTTTATATCTTTGTA